ATCGTGCCGCAATTCAAAGCCTTCCTTCTTGTATTGCTGCTGCATTTCTAGAAGGTTGGTTTCTAAAACGTCCGTGAGGACAAATACGATGTTGGTTATCGTATTCAGTTTGTCTGTTCCTTGCATAATCGTGTATTCTTATTTCTAATTCGAATGAATCCCCTTCGTTCTGTTTCTTCTAACAGTGGAAAGTCTTCATTCTTGATTTCACATTCTGTTTCGTAGTTCACGGAAGTATAACTTGGGATATTGAACTTTTTCCGGATTCTTACGATAACATCCGGATTTCTTGTTACCCAGTAAACGGTTATTCTCATGGTGATATCAGCATTTTTCTAGCTTCCTCATCTCCTGCATCAGCACGGTGCTTGATTTCAATGTACTCAGCATAAGAGATTCTGTTATCTCCACGCTCCTCTATCTCTTTTTCACGTTGGTTTCTGTATCGTTCACGCTCTTTCCGTTCAATATCTTTCCGACGTTCAGAAACGTAGTCCAGCATCGCACTTGTTATTTTCAATGGATCTATTGAACCGTAGAACCGCCCATACTTCCCTGACTTAAACCGTGCTATGAAAAAACAGATTTCAGCGGCATTTATATAATAATACTCCGAAAGGAATATCTCCGATAGTTCAGAAAGTTGCTCTTTCGCTATCTTGGTTGAAACTTCTGCAAAGTCATTCAATGAGCCAAATTGTATCTTTAGCCATTCTATCGGTGTTTCATCCCCATAAGTAGAAGACAATAGCCCTAAACTCGGAATGCTGTCATTCAACGCCAGTTCTGAATGGGTTGCATTACATCTGACAAGTTTGAACTGCAAATCAGGGTTGTAATCAAGAATGAATTGTGCAGGATCGGGATATTTATTCAATAACGCCCTCTGCTTCAAGTTCCTTTCTCTTTTTTGCGGCAGCTTCTCTAACGGTTGTAGCGACTGCAAGAACTGAATCACGTTTTCGCTGCTCGCTATCCTGTTGATTTTTACTAAGTCTTGTCCCATTATAGTTTCCTTCCAATATTTTAGTAAAGTTTGCTTGTTTGAAAATCCAATCAAAGTCGCATTTCCAATTGCGGTCATTAGCTCCAAGTAGGAACGGGGATTGAAGAATGAGATTGAAAACACTCCTCACTGACTCTTTCCCATATTGGGCTATCCGGGCTTTTACAGCCTTTTTTCTCACATCAGTCATTGATCTTATCTGCTGGAGTCTGTCTTTGAATGTGGTATTATAGTATTCCATCAATCCGCTGTAATCAATCTTTTCAGAGGGGGAGGGCGAAGAAAGCTTGGCTTTCTTTGATACTCCGTCAGGAGTATTTTCTTTCTTTTGATGTAGAGATATATCTATATACTCTCTTTCTTCTTTCTTTGTATTTGTGCCCTCTGTGTGCCCTGATTTTTGTAAAAGTTCGGATTGCGGTAGATTGTTGTTCATGGGCTGTGCCCCAAGTTGTGCCCTTAGTTGTGCCCATTCGTGTCTTAATTCATTGATTTCCTTTTCAATACCTGTGTCCTTACTTGTGCCCTTGGTTGTGCCCATTGGATTATATTCTTCATATTTACATAAGGTTATAAGGTTCATTCCTTGATTGCACTCAACAGTTATCATACCTTTCTTTCTAAGATGCACAAGAAAGGAACGCACCTTCTTTTCAGACCATTTCCAACGCTGTGACAGAAATCTTATGGATGCAGGATATTGACCTCTTGAATAAGAGATTTCTCGACCTCCGATACTCTCCTTTCGGGGCGTTGCCTCAAATCGTGCAGACTGAATTAAGTCTAACCACGCTTCGCAACTGCTAAAAGTACGGGCTTCATTCCACATTTCATTCGAGAAAAACCTGCGGCTTAGCCTCAAAAATCCTTCGTCCATAGTCTTAGAATCTCACGTTAGTTAATTGCCTTCCGTTAGAAAATACAGCCCACTTACCATTACCGCTATCAAACAATCGTAAATCCGACACCTCTCCGAAACGTTTGATGTTACCGCATAAATCCACAATCCATCCACATTCTTTAGAAGGATGCGGGCGGATGGCACGACCGACTATCTGATACCACATGGCAAGTGACATTGTAGGACGTGCCATAACGACCGTATCAAGTTCCGGATAGTCAAAGCCAGTCGTAAGTACACCCACATTAGCTACTACCGGAATTTCACCAGCTTTGAACGCCTCAAGAATATGTTCACGTTCTTTCTTAGGAGTATCACCTGAAACGATGGCGCAACCGGGTATTGACATCGTTAACCGTTCCGCTTCTTTCAAAAAACGGGTAAAGACCAAAATACCCTTCCGTTTTCCTCCGGCTTTGGGATTCATCAGCCTTTGGACGATATGAACGAGATAACCGTAGAAGTCTATCCGTTCATATTCTTTTTGAACTGACCTATCCGTATAGTCGGCACCAGTAGTATTTACTTTCAAGTTAAGTTCATTCCACCCTGAAGGATTCATTGAATAGTAATCCAACTTCGCCAAGTAGCCCATATCTAATAGGGTTGATACCTGTACATGATAAATGACCTCTGAAAAGACATGAGGTTTTGTCCGAGTGATAAATTTCAGCATGGAGCCGAAATCACGACTGGAGCTTAAACGGTATGGCGTTGCTGTCAGTCCAAGAACCTTACACTTCACTGCATCAAAAAAATCCTTGTACATTCCCTCTTTGGGGTTTACAAGATGACATTCATCCACAATGATGTTCTTGAAGTGGGTGAACAGTTCGGGATGATTCTTCACACTGCCGATGGTGGCGAATGTTATCCGGCTTATCTCTTTTGAGTTGAAGGAAGCCGAATAGATGCTGCAATCAAGAATACCGTACGAGCAGAGTTTCTTGAAATTCTGTTCGAGTATTTCCTTCGAGGGCTGGAACACCAAGGTATGACCGTCAAGCCTTGCGGCTATATCCGCTATGATAAGCGACTTTCCGCTGCCCGTAGGTAACACCATAATGGCATTTGTTTTCTTCGCCTTGTTATTGAAGAAAGAAACGGCAGCATCAGAGGCTTTCTGTTGGTAATCTCTCAAACGGAATTGCATTTTCTCAATAAGTATTTGATTAATAATTCTTCATTTCTATTATTTCTCCTAAAGTTCTGCCATGCGGCTCCATAACTAAGATTATGCTTTTCGCAAAATTCAGAAAGAGAATACCGATTGCCATCAATATGTATATATACAGTATTAGTTCGGTTTCTAACCTGCTCTTTTCTGGTAGCCCATTTACAGTTTTCAGGAGAATAATTTCCGTTTACATCTTTTCTATCAATAGTAAGCCCTTTTTGATAACCACTATTCAAAGCCCAATTAACAAACGACTCAGGATTATTTTTCCATTCTTCACAGATACCTATTCCCCTGCCTCCATAATTTTTATAGCTTGAATGTTTAGGTGAATAGCATCGTTCTTTCATACATCTAAAAATCCTATAAATATCAGTTCTTGACAAACCGTGCCTATAATTATACTTAGTGATTCTATCTTTTGTTTTACACCCACAACTTTTTGATGTTCCATTTCGTAATCCATAAGCACTAACAGAATGAATAGAACCACAATCACATTGACAGATATAATAAGATTTAATTCCTTTATGGTCTAATCTATCCAAATCCTTATGCAATACAAGCCATCTACCGAACTTATGTCCTGACAAATCAGGCATCTTATTACATGATTTTTTATAACTCATAACCCTTTCTCCTTTCGTAATTTCTTATTAAGTGCTTTGTAATACTTGATTAGCTGTTCGTACTCAAAATCAGTCATTTTGGAAGTACCATCAGCTTTCACTTTCAGCAAGTCAAATTTCTGTTGCCCGATTTTGGCTATCAGATTCACCCGATAGTCTTCCAAATGATCGGCTTTGAACCTGTTGCAGTTGTGCATGGCATAGCCGTTAGCAATGAAAGTACGCGTATCCGTTTCCATCACGACAATCTCCTCTTTACCTATATATTTGATACCTTTCACTTTGGTATCATATTGAGATTTTAGTTTGCCAAGTTTTTCAATATCCACCTTTTCAATTTTATGCGGACGAACACGCATTAAAAATTGGAGCTTCTCTATGTTTGTACCTGTTATAAGAAATTGCCAAGATTGATACGTTTTTTTAAACGTGCCACGCCTATTTGAATCTTCCATCATCTGCCGACAAGTTTTATTATTTCCTGTGAACTTTTCAAGTAAGCGTTTTATTTCAGAGCAAATATCCATGTACTTCTCACATTGGGCTATACCGACACGAAAACCATAGCGTTTCGTCCCATCTGGATTAGAAATATTCTGTTGACAAATATGTCCGTCAGCATCAATCATTCCCGCAATCCATCCGCTTTCATAGGATTTTTCTTGTTGTATTACTTGAAATGGTTTACAGACAATGGTCGTAGTCCTATCTGTATGAGGTCCGGTCTTGTGCTTCCCATGAAGATTTACGCCATTAACCCACATTTCTTGTGTTTCAATCCATGTGTATGAAGTTCCTTGTCTTGCCCTTGCGAGCCATTTATGGTTAGCAGTTGTCTTCATTTTATCTCCATTCTCTAACTCTACCTCATACACATCTTGAATATCACGTTCTATGTGTGTAACCCTTCCAACCCTATATCTTCGTGAAGTTTTATAAATTACTTCTTCGTCAAAAGCAAATATTTCTTCACCAACACTAATTTCACCAAGCTGTTTCCATATAAAATCTTTCATTAAGACGAGAGAATCCGGTGTTAAACAGTGCCGGCATTCGGCATGGCAGTTATTTTCATCGAAACGTGTCGCCAGGTGTGTGCGGCTGAAATAGTGCCCGCAGTCCGCTTGTGTAAACGGCTTTATCTGTCCACATGAAATACATCGGAAGAAACCGTTTGGCATACAATCACGAAGCCGGATAAAAAGGGAAAACTCCTTGTCGAGCTTAGCTTTCAAATCCGGCTTCTTCTTTACTGTTATCCCTGCTTTATCAAACAGAGGTAAAGGCTTGTCTTTCTTCTTAGCCTTTCGTTTTATGTAGTACGGCATTTTCTATTTGTCCAATTGTTTCATCAAGTACCTTGTCTCTTGAACGACGGCTTGTTTGTCCCAGTCATATTCATTGTCTCCATAATGGAATGTGTCAAACCCGAATATCCACCAGTCATCACCTATTTCCGTATTATCGGTAATGAATTCCACATCATCCAATATGGGATTTCTTTTTCCGACATACTTGGAATTAATTTTCCTTTTGCTTCCGATAGATTCTTCACCGCTTATTGCCGGTTCTGAAAATGTGATACCTCCATGTACACTTATATCATCAATATCAAAATAAGACATTCCATGATATTTGTTCGCAGAGGGAACAGCCACATATCCGTTATGCGTTCCATGCTCTACCATAGTGGACTTAAACCATTCGTTTGATTTTATAAATGCTACTGCTTTATTTTCCATAGTTTTCTATTATTGGTTTACACAGTTCAACAACTTGTTTACAATCCTCCACATCAAACATTCCGATATGGCAAAGCTCACGTGGTATGCCCAGTTGATTGGATAGCCACAGGTAGGCTTTGTTTCTGTTTGAAGTGTTGGGGATATGTTTCTTCCAAATTTTATTGATAAGATTGGTCTTAGCTACCTGGTCGAAGTAGAAGTGGGCTTCTTTCTTGGCTTCCCTTAGTTCCGCGTTTGCCAAACGCCCTAACGCCTGGTCTGTACCCTTGTGTACTCCGACATAAGCCCTACAATCTCGGCAGAGGTAAATCATACCGTAGGAGCGTCCGTAGATTACAGAACTATCCACGTATTCAGTAGACCTACCGCAATAAGGGCAAATCTTACCAGTTAATAATTCATCCATAATTTTCCATTAAAAGCCCCGAAGCGTATTCTCCGGGGCACAACCATTATTTACTAACCCTTGCCATTTATGTGTGGCTCACATTTATGTGGAGAGCCCGGGCTCGAACCGGGACGAGTGGTGTTTTTGCGGTTATATGATTTTAAATCATTCTACCTAAGATGTCTCGCAGGTTGCCGGCTTGGTTATTAACGGTTATCCTGGAATTTTGCACCTCACATCTTGATTAACGTCTACCAATTCCGTCACTTCTCCATGTTCGCCTGCCATATCTTCACAGACCGAGCAGGCAGGTTAACAAAGTTATTCCATATAAGCCATTGAAAACTCTTTCGGAATAAAACGCCCGACCGGGATAGGTTTAGCAGATTCAATGGCTGTATGGATTTCCCTCTTTCTGAACTCATGTCCCTTTTCTTTGGCTTGTTTCTCACATTCTTCCTCTTTGTTTTTGAGATAGTGGGTAATAAGCATCATTGCTCTGTCAACGTTGAAGGTGTTCACGACAAAAGTCTGAACTCTCTCGTCTTCATTCTCCCCATCCGTGAATGTGATTTTCGTCTCAATCTGATAGAATTTCTTTTCATTGGGCTTGGAATCTCCCTCTTCTTCATCTTCTTCCGTTACAGAATCGTTTAAAAGGAATGTATCTTTTAATTCTTCGAGGGTGGCATCATCTACCTTGCGTTCTTTCAAATTGTCAGTAAGAATCACGCAAGAATCGAACTCCTTGACCATTGTCAAGGTGAATCCGAACATATAGTTTAGTTCGATGTAATCTTTCAAGATACTACAAGAATTTTCCAATCCGGTGGCATACAGCAGGAACTTATGTTTCTTGTCCCCTATTTGTGCCTGTGCAAGATAGGGATATAAGAATTTGTTCTCGTTCTCGAATGCCAAGCGGTTCTGGTTGCTGACTTCCACTTCCTTAATGCCGTCAGCTTCCATACTGAAACGAATTTTCGCCAAAGTGTCTTGGTCTATCAGCGTGCCACGGTCAAAAAGAATTTCATTCCGTTCGATGGTTACTGTTTCACCTGTATCTTCATCAATGAAAGATTCCTCCCATGTTTTGAGGACACGTTTTGCAAGGTACATGTTGAGCATCTTTTTCGGGTCAGATGTCACATACCTGATTTCTGTTTTTCTTGTTTCTATCATAACTAAATAAATTCTTGATTTCTTTGTATTTCCTGCTGGGCGTATATCAGCATTTGATGTTCATTCGCAGCCGGCAGATAGATACCTGCCACTGATGCACTCCAATTACGGAAACGGTCAATACTCAAAGTCATTTCACCTGTTGTCAGCTCGGCAGAACTGCGCAAATAGGTTACTTCATTGCCTTTCTTGTTGACCGTCTTACGTTCAAACAAATCACGGTTGCAAGTCCTCTTATAGAAGTCAATCTTGGCTTCGTCGAGACTGCAACCGTATTCACTACCGAAATACCCTAAAAGAAGATGCAAGTAGCTATTTTGGGCAAGCGTGCGGTTAGGTAGTTTCTTTTTCACTTCCACAATAGCCTTTTGCTTATATAATTGATTTACATACTCTTTAAACCTATCATGTTCAAAAGAATTATTTAGGTTAAATATCATATTTATACCTCCATATATAATTATATGCACTTTTAATATGTCCTCGACAACATTGAGATATAGTTTTAAGATTATAGCCATTTTTTAATGCCGCAATCGTTGCAGATGGATACTGATTTAATAAATTTCCACTCCTATCATACTGCAATACTACCTTCTGTTGAGATTCTGCTTGTTTCTTTCTACCGCTACCATAATTTGTATTATAGGCACAAGAGCACCATTCCAAATTAGAAACCATATTATTCTTCTTATTTTCATCTATATGATTAATTACAGGTAAATTAAATGGATTAGGTAGAAAGGCTTCGGCAACAAGTCGATGAATATTTTTCTGTTTTAGTTTATTTTCTTTCGATAAACTTACAGATAAATATCCATTTCTTACAACTTGCTTTAACATACGACCTTTGTATATCCTTTGTTTTCCTTTATACCTATATCCAACAGTTCTATCAACTGAACGTATCTGACCATAATTAGACACTTGGTATAACTCTTCATATCCTTTTACATCTTTCCAAATTTCTTCCATATATTCATTCTTCAAGTCGAAAATCATACGCTAAAATGGCAAATCGTCCTTGGGATTACCATTCGCATCAACAGGAGGCGGAAAATCCGGCAGTTGTTGATAGGTAGACTGTGGCGTCGGCTGCTGAACAGGCTGTTGTGCAGGTGCAGTTTGGGGAGGTTGTGATACACCACCACGTGCCTCTATCTTATAACATCGAATGGATGCCATACGTTTAAGTTCTCCATCCAAGTTCGTCCACGAACGACCTTGTAAGACAAATGATACAGTAACAACATCACCCTGATTAAAGCGGTCAAGTTCTGCACACTTATCGCCTGAAAACTCTAAGGGAATAATGTTTTCATACTCGCTACGCTCTCCCGTATAAGGGTCGTAAGTAGTAGCATCTAAAATAAACTCCCGTTTTGTAAATGAGGAACCACCGTTTTTGGATGGTATTTGAACGGTTTGTCCAATTTCGATTATCCGTCCGGTTATTTGGTTTGCCATTAATTTTCTCCTCCAAAAATCTTTTTATCGGTTATAAGTTCTCTGTTTTCTTCCAAGAACCGGATAAACTCCTCACAATGATTAGTAAGAATAGGAATATCACGTTCAGGATTGAAAACGTATGTTTCTGTATAGGTATCTACCACATAACCGCCTTTGTTGAACTCTACAATGTTATACTCAAATGTCCGTACATCCGACCCATTCTGCATAAGAGCATAAGGATAAACTAAATGCTGGTGGTGATCTTTGAACTTTCCCACGGTATAACTACCGGTTGTTTTGATGTCGTGAACACTGGTAGGCATCAGTTCGTCAATCAAACCATAAACCAATACACTACCGTATGCAGTAGGCAAGATGGCTTCTACTCTTTGTTGGGTTAATGCTCCTTTGTAGTAGTTGGCAAACTCGCGGCAAAGGTCAATGTAAAAAGTGAAAGTGCGATTGTTGTAAACAGCTTTTATCCCGTAAAGTTTTCCGTCATCGTGATATGCCTTGCTAATTTCCATTATAGAAGATTTACGGTTCTCAATCATACAATCAATGATTTCATTGAAAGCCGTGCCACGGTCTGCCGCTTCGCTATCGAATGGCTTGCGGTTAATCCGGTCTATCAGTTCTTGAAACTGTTGTTCGTGAAATTCTTCAGGAGTATGGGGTGGATTTTCTGACCACCCCCAGTACTTATCCCAAATCACATCACTATTCAGATATGCCCCAAAGGCATCAAGAAGCGTTGCGTAAATACGATATTTAGGCTGCTGGTTCATATTTCTTTTCTGAATTAAGTTTCAGATTCAAAGACTTCGCTTTGTTAGCTACCAACTTTGCCGCCATTTGCTTTGAAGAACCAACGTGCTCAAAATTATCTATTTGCGCGATAAAATTATTGGCAGATTCCGCATCCGTAATAAGTTCGATCTGTTCTTTTATCTCTTCAATAACTTTATCATACTTTTCCTGTGCCTCTTTCTTGGCAGCAAGCATACCCAAATACGAATTGATTATCTTGGCAGTGATAAAGTCGTTCTTGGCGGTTGGATTACCATTCTTGTCAAGGATGGTAGGAACTTCCATCACTGAAGGAAGATTGCAAGTATTCTTACCGTCATTTCTTGAAGTTGGGTCAAAAGTGATGGTACGTCTTTGGACGCCTCTTTCGCTTTTCATTTCAAGATAACCGAGCAAATCCAGTTCAGTAACGATAGAGTTGTAGGATTTTTCACGCAAGGCAGGGATAAACACCGTATCATCACCTTCTTTTCTTGTGTCGCGATGGGCAACGAAAATGATGTGCTTGTTAAGCCCCGAAAGTGTTCGTGTCATCCATGAAAACTCTGCATTGATACCGCTCCAATCACGGATGGACGGCTGGCGGGTTCCACACTTGTGAGTAATGATGAAGTCCATCATCTTGCCGATGGTATCTACTACAATGGTCTGATAAGCGGACAAGTCCTCTTGAAGAACTTGCTGAACATCGCTCCATGAAGTGACCTGTACCGTGTCTATATTCTCCAAGTGCGCCATGTTCATGCGCTTCACGCCGTTATCGAAGTCCAACAGCAGCGGTTTCGGTGCGCTCAATGCTACCGTACTCTTTCCCATTCCGGCTTGACCGTAAATCATCATCTTCACGGTGGTCGGGATAACTAATTCATTACTTTTCTTAATCAGTGACATAATCGTAAATTTTATAGGGTTATTTGTTCAGATATTTACTCATTTTAAAAGCATTAATAGCGGATTGTATCTCGAACTTGGAATATATGATAGGAGAATTTCTGGATGAGCCTTTTCTTTTCTTATGCACCAATCCTTCTTTCTCTAACTTTTCCAAAAAGTTAGGTTCATACCCAAGTGTCTTTAACCATCTGAACGCTTCTCTTTGCTTGATTTCATCAGATACAGGAGACCGTTTCTTCTCACTGGCAGCTGCACCAAGCTCCGCCATGTCCATGCAGATATTTTTAAATTCAAATAATTCAAGTCTTACCTCCATACCGTCCAGTTCTTTCAATTCGTTCAACTCTCGTTCTTCGTCCCCTTCTCATATCGCCCTGTTCGTGATAGAGCGAAAAAGAAAAGATGCACAACAGGCAGAAAGCAACAGCCGACCTAATAGTAGGTGAAAAGTCCATCGTGAACTTCATACCAGCTATTCTCTCATATAGCATGGTTGCCAGTTCTCTGCCGTTCCTTACGTTCAAAATCTCAAAAGCTCTTTGCAGTTGGTTGTTTATCGTGCTGACCGCTCGGCATTTGAGGTTTGCAATTTCTTTTTTCTCATACCCTTGTGCATACATTCGTGCCGTAATCTCGCATTCAGGTGTAAGTTCATTAAAAACTCTCTTCATAATCGTGTAAGTCAGCTGATTAATAATTGCGAATAACCTCAATATATCCGGCTTCCCTGTTAGTGTCCACCGAATACAAAGTTTGCTTCTTGTCTATTATCCGATCAATCCTTGCCAGCCTGTTAAGATCAGCGGTACACCTGCGAAGCTGTCCGGCAAGTTTGTCGCTAAAGTCAAAGCTGATTCTGTCATTCTTCTTTTTCAGCTTTTTCTTGATTTCTGTTCTTTCTTTCAGTTCTTTTGCCATAAGAGTAAAATTTAATTAATGATTCGTGGATGGTAAGGGAATCGAACCCCTCTCAATCGTGCCAATTGTTTGCGCAACACGAAGCTCTAACCGATAAGCTAACCATCCGATTAAAAAAGGTGCACTATCCTCACGGACGGCACACCCAGTACAAACACAATATAAAACACGAATATCTAATCTATTATCAGAACAATGCTTTTAACCGCGTTCTTGAAATGATCAAACTTCCGGTTCAAATCACTCCAAGATTTATACCATGTATTTTTCTCTTCAGCTAATTTCTCGTTAGCCTCTTCCAGTTCCTGCACACGCCTTACTAAATCTTCATGCGTCATGCCTCTTAATTCTTCCACTGTCATAATCGTATAAATTTAAAATGTCGTTAAAAAGGTAGGAGTCGAACCTACTTCTTGTAAGCTAAATGAATATATAAATTAGAATATAAGTTAATACCAACAATTAATCGCTTACACGCATTCCAACAATGCTACTTCATAAATTACCGCCCAGCTGGTTTACAAGGTGATTGTGCACTCATCCCCATGCGCCTTGTGCCGGATTATAGGACTACCTTTTAGCGGTCTGTTTTAAGTTCTCTATAAGTTATTCTCATGAGCGACACACACCCTACACATATAACACTCATTATAGTGATAGAGAATATTTTCATAGGACTGTAAGTAGTAATAGCCCCGTAAAGCATACCGGCAGCACATATACCAACCAATATAGATAAAACGAATTGGATTGTTTTCATAATCGTATAAATTTAAATAAGTATCTGTACCCTAATCGAATAGCAGAACCTTATTTCAGTTCAGTACAGACTATAAGACCTTTCAGCGATACTTGTGCCTAACCAAGCATACTCATCACGCTAAAGACAAATTGGCGTGCTGAAAGTAAAAATCATTTCAACTTCGTGGCTTTACCACCATCAGACATATACAACCATTCGCCCATTGTCGGCTTATCCTCGGTTGCTATCGGTGTCAATTCCGTTCCACTTGCACCCACCACTATCCACCATCACTGGCTTCGCTTACGTGCCTTCGCAGAAATATATCTTTTTATCGTATCAATATGTCAAAGAACCAATCAATAGCACCCTACCCGATTCTCGCTATCGGTTGCCGTTCAATCCGTCTGTAGGGCTGTCGTGCGTTGCATAATCGTGTATTATGCGTATCGGCTGATACCTTGTACCCGGCATAGAGCATCGTAGTCCATGCCATCATCTTCACAAGTTTCAAAACCTTTTAAGGCATCTTCCAAACTGTCTATCTCATCCGTTATCAACTGGATAGCTTCTTTTTTGCTATCAGCATTGAACATCAGGCAGACAGCCTCTTCATCATTGTTATGGGCAGCCTCTAAATCTTTATAAAGGCTATCCAACTGCTGGTTAATCGTGTAAGCATTCATATCCATATCTTTTATGCGATTGACATCAGATTAGCTTTTTTGAAGCATCTGAATTCTTGGCGTTCAGTATCATAGTAAGTCTGGACGGTATCATTCTTTTTTCTGTTGTCAGTACCAGTGATGGCAGGCATCAGCTTTTCATTTAGTGTACCGTATGCCTCACGAACAGAACCGTCCACTTTTTTGAAGTAGAACTTCACTATCTTCTTCTTCATCTCACCTTTCAGTTTCAAATTAGCCCAAGCGACCTTCATTGCTTCGCTCATGGTGTAGCCATTACGCTTAACGAACTGCCAAGCAAGGCTCATTACTTCGTGTAAAAATTCTCTTGTTCTCATAATCGTGTATTTTAATATGTTTATACTATTTGAAATCTGAATTAATCTTCGTTTCTTTGTATCAGTTTAATTTGATAATGCAAATATACTTTATAATTGTAAAGCAACAAAGAATTGCTTTACAATTATAAAGTATAACAACATTATTTAACTATAAAAGCAGGTTATACCTTATTATAATATGAAGAAAGAAGACAGAAATAGAAATTGGATAGCGTGGATAGCACTTGGATTAAGTGTCATTGCAATATTGCTATGGCTATGCAAATACGAGCCTGTAACATGGACTCTATTCGATTCTATGATTGCTTTTCTTTCTTTCGTTGTAGGAGCATTAGCCGTAATGGTTGGATATAACATTTTTGGGTTAAAAAACGACCTTAAAAATGAAATAGAAGAAAAATTACAGGACATAAGTGACCATCATGTAATTCATACAGCAAAAACTATGATGTATATAGAGATACGCCTGCTACACATGGCTATGAAATTAAAAAATATAGCAGATATAAGGCAATCTATTTACATGATGCTTGAGACCACTGAAAAGACTAAAGATAAGGAAGATATAGATTATGTTATTAATCAGTTGAAAGAACTTAAAACACGATATGGATATACACTGTTTGACGATGCATTCACAAGGAAACTAAAGATTAAACTCGGAAGGATTGGCACTTTCTCTGATAGCGCGCTTCTCTTCCTTCAAGATCTTGAAGTATGATTCTTTTGCATTATCAATAAGCCTGTTTGATTCTTTAAATGGATCCTTACAGATTGTTTTGTTTGGCGTATGAGATGACTCTTCTATTTGCATTCTCATTGATTCAAATAGAAAAGGATTGATTATTACCATAACTATAAAAGTAAAGCGACCAACTCCAAAGTTGCGGTTTGAAGTTAAGTCGCCTATATAGTCCCTTAATGGGAACAGTTAAACAATTTAGTCGAAATCATCCGCAACTTGATTCCGATACAAATATACTTTATATTTATAAAGCATCAAATTAAAAGATATAATTTATGGGAATGATTGATAGATTTTTTGAAGCAATAGAAAAAGCTGGTATAACCCCTTATGAAATAGAAACAAAGTATGGAGTGAAATCTGCTCAATCTAAAATTTCGCAGATGAAAGGAGGAAAGACTAATACCGGGAAAGAAAAATCCCTTCCATCAGATATATTGTCTGCTGTTTGCATGAATTGTAACAAAATAAATTCGGAGTACATCCTTACAGGAAGAGGGAACGCGATAAACGAAGATAAAAATACAGATGATGTGATTCCTAATATACCGACATCTTCCGGCACATCAATTACATCAGAAGAGGAATTTCAAGATGCAAAAAATAAAGGATTGCATTTATTGCCACAGGTAAGTTTTAAATTTGCAGCTGGGCAAACCCAACTCATAAGTATTACCGAAGATATCACCCGCTATTGGTATCTACCCGATTGCAAAGATTGTGAAGGAGTAGCACAGATAGTAGGAAGATCTATGTCCCCAACACTTCCTTCTGGCTGTTGGGTTGCTTTAAAAAGATATACACTTCCTCATGATAATCCAAATACAATACCATTTGGCAACATATTTGGAATAGTAGTAGAAGACAAAGAAACCGGAGAATATCATGGACACATTAAGATATTACGTAGGTATAAGGAACAATCTTTGGCTCGTAAATACTGGATTGCTCACTCTATTAATACGGAGGAATTTGATGATTTCGATATAGAAATAGATCAAATAAGAAGTCTTTGGATAGTAAAACAGCACATCGTAAGCGATACATTATTATAAATAAAATCTAATACTATGGGACTATATTTCAGAAAAAGAATTAAGATACTTCCTGGAGTACACATGAATGTTAGCAAATCTGGTACAAGTTGGTCGATTGGTCCACGAGGAGCAAAAGTAAATTTCGGTAAACGAGGAACGTACGTTACGACAGGAATACCCGGCACAGGTATCTATTCAAGAACAAAAGTTTGTAACAATAATATGTCCAATCATAGAACGCAATTAAATAATGCAGATTCTGGATATGAAATAAAGAATTATACTGGATGTCTTTTCTCGTTTATATGCTATGCCCTTGCAGTCATATTGCCAATCTGTGGTATACATTTTGCTCTATCTATACTTCTTATAATAATAGGATTTGCTTTACATTTATCGTCGGTTGAGAAAAAGGAAACAGTTCAAATGGACAATGAAATTGGCAACGATAATGAAACCCTAATTACAGAAACACCTATAAATAGGATAATTACAGATACAGAAGAAAAAGTAGACACAAAAAAAGAAGAGATATTTATAAAGAAAGAAGAGGAAGAAAAAATAGAAGATCCCTCTGTAAATAATGTTAATATGATTAGACTTGATCCGCTATTTGAAGATTCTGCCCGTTTGGTTGTGATTCACCAGCAAGGTTCTACTTCATTAATTCAGCGTAAATTTGCTATAGGTTATAATCGAGCAGGGCGTATTATGGACCAACTTGAATGTGCTGGAATTGTAGGAGAAACAAGTGGAATTAAAGCGAGAGAGGTCTTATGTAAAGACGAAGGTGAACTCGAATATAGACTAAACCATTTGGAAAAATCTCGTTTTGAAACACTTAAACAAAAGCAGGAAAAAGAATTTAAAGAAATAGCTCAACAAGAAGTTCTGAATGAAAATTCAAGATTGATTAAATTAGGCATAGATTTAGAAAAGGAAGGTATGATAAATGAAGCTATAGCTGTATATGAAAAAGCTATTATACCACAACTTCCAGCAACACATCCATATGATAGATTAATGATTCTTTATCGGAAAAAGAAAGATTATGATAATGAAATCAGAATCATTAAGATAGCCATAAGTGTATTTATGAAAGAAAATGAGCGCAGAGCCGGAAGGGCAATCGAAGATGATTCGTCGTTATACAATCAAGTGATGCAGGCTCTTGAAACTAATGAAAACATTAGATATGAAGACGGGAAATGGGCTTTCGTTCAATATGACGTAATGGAGTATATTACAAGATTAGAAAAGGCTAAAAGGCTATTAGAAAAATCCAAGAATTAAAGAACAAACTAAATATATAAGATTATGAAGAAGATTCTATTTACCATAATAGGCTTGTCAGCACTATTCTGTATGAGTTCCTGCGATGAAGCTGTTTATAAAGGGAGGAAAGTGTATAAAGCATATTTCGATTATACCTTAAAAGACCCTGAATCTTTCAAGGTGTACAGCGAAAAATACACAAAGGATGGAGATTTCACAGTAAATTGGGAACTGGATTATGGGTCTAAAAACTCTCTCGGTGGAATGGTGAGGGAGAAGGCTACGTTTACAACTGTTGGTACTTCGATATTTATAGACGGAAGTAGTTACAGGCTTGATGAATTGAAATGATTTGAAAATTGTTTTAGCAATATTTTAGCAATAACAACTAAAGAACATGATTGGAATCCGGGAAGAGTTAAAAAACAACATAAGCCGGGGATTACGCCCGGCTTTAACATGAAAATCTCCTTTGTTTCAACATTGTTTCAACATCAAACGAAAACGAAAAATATAAATAGGTGACAAACAGCAGATTAAGAAGTAGAAAAAATTAGCCAGATGAGCTAATACCCCGAGAAATAATAACGATGCAAAGATACATAGAAAATCAATAATACAAAGCTTTTGGGAAAGTTTTTTTCATGTGAACAAAAAATTTATTTGCCACTTTTACTCCAAAGAGTTACTGTTGCGTGAAATTGTTAACCAATAGCTGACCAAGTTTAATAGCATAACAAGCGGATAACCCCGATTTGTGACAAGTCGGAGCTATCTAAATCATAAGTTAAAAGTTATTATGAAAAATCATTGTTGTATCAATACTATACCCCATCGGCATAATAACAGTCACAATAGTTACACGAACACCAAAGGGATCCCCACAGAAAGCTTCATTGGGAATACGGTGTATTTAGCTATGAATAACAACTATATGTCAAGAATGGATAGGATCGGAAAAAAGTCATACTGAAGCATCTTAGTAAAAGAACAATCATCGTCCTATCAAGTGCTACCCGGCATTATCTATATCAGTCCGGCAAAAGCATGAAAGGAGAAATATACCGAATATCCTAGAAGAGAAAGAAATATTCATGTCCGCCAATAACAAATCCACCACAAATACAACCAAGGGTTGCTGCTATTAACGGCTACGTACCATTTCAATTACAGCACTGTATTTCACAACTCTATGATTGGCAAGGCAAAAAAAGATGTAAAAATTGCATTAAACCTCCTCTATCGGCTTGGACCAAACTTCCTCTTTCGTTTCTTTACACATTACGGAAATAGTTCCTCCAACAAAATCCTTCACATATCCTTTGCGTTCAGCCAACATATCTTCCGCCATTCTAATGGCCTTAGCCTTATCTTTCAATGAAAATCCTTTATTAGCAAAATCATTACCTTCTTTAAAATATATATCATAAGTTTCCAT